CCATCTCACGACGCTTTGCCATGCTCTTTCCTTTGAACTGAGGTGCCTTTGATTTATAGAAGTCTTTGACAACATCTCCCATCTTGGCTTTTGCAAGATTCATCTTTTCATCAATCTGCTCGACTTCTTCGTTCATCTCACCTTGCATATAGTTTGATGCAGTTGAGATATAGTCTTCAGCGAGAGTGATCTTACTCTGTACCCACTCAGGAAGGTTTGTATTTTCTTCGAGCATGTCATGCATACGCTTTGAGTTTGCCATGATGCTACGAAGTTGAGACTTTGCCATATCTCCTTCGTAATCATACTCACCGACGTCTGCTGCATCTTTGACTGCCTCATTGACATCTTCTTTTTGCATGGTCTTTTCCATTGATTTATGAATTGCAGAGACGCCACCCCTCATAGCCTTGCGAGCAAGGTTACGAACGTAGCGATATCCTGCTGGCTGTTTTCCTGGTGGCATTTTTGGTTTCTCCTTGACTGGACCGCCGATAACTGCTTCAGCTTCTTTCTTTGTAACTTCGTCGAGTTCAACTGACTCAGTGGCAAATTTTTCTTTTTTACTTGGTGTGAGCATTTTGTTTAGTAATCCTGCACGAGCCAACCCAAGATTTTTACCAATCTGATTTCTCATGACATGTTTGCCACCTGCAGCTTTTGCAACTGTTGTATCGTGTTTTGATGCCAATGCTGTTCCTGCTCTAAATTTGGCTTTTTGTGGCTTATATACAGTAACCTTTCCACCTCTTTCTAGAAATTTTGCGACATCTGATGCGATGTCAGCAGAGGAAGGTTTCTTTATGACTTTATCCATCATACGACTAACTTCGCCAATCATTTCTTTATCAACTGATTCTTTTTTGAGTTTGAGTGATCGTGGACCAACTTTCTTTGCTTTCTCTGACTCATATGGATCTAGTGAAACTTTTGGGTTATATCCTGCTTTGATTCCAGCAACGATACCCTTTGCCGTTGACATATTTGATCCAGCCATAGAACTATGCCCACCAGAACCAGCAGCACCGATTGGCTGACGACCGCCCTTTGCCATATAAGCCTTTTGTTTTGCAGCATTGATGGCGCGAACAGAATTTGGTTCGACAGCAATTTCTTTTCTTGGTGCAACTTTTACACGTTTTGCTGCTGCAGCAGATCTGCCGCCAGCATCATCAGGCATCGCCATATTATTTTTCTTATACCAAGCCTTTTGTGCCGCCTTTGACATCTTGTGCAAGAGTGCTGGAACTTTTACGTCTGCCATTTAGAATTCCTCGATCTTTACTGTAAGATCTGTTGTCCCACGTTTTAGTCTATGAAAGGTTTTTGCGGGAATAAAAAACCTATCGCCTTTGTATAACTTTTCTGGTAACTTATCGTCAAACTGGATCTCCCAGCCGCTACCCTCTAATACTTCTATAAATCTACCATTTTCATCACGATGCCAAGCCAACTCTTCATTCAACACATCATGTTTGAAGGTTCGTATAAAGGACCAATTATTTAGTTTTTGATCCTCATATGGCTTATTTTCTACCACCATGTTTTTCCTGAATTGCTGAAGAATCGTGGCCAACGACAAGCCCAATAAGATCTTGACGTCTTATCTTTATTAGACAAGCAGTGATGACGAGCAACGAAACTGCGAGTTGCTGCAGGATCGTTGAACTTCTTTGTCATTCCAGATTGACTGAAATTGATCTTGCGAACGCCATCACCAACACGAACGTATACAGCGCCACCACCGCCAGAGCGGAATGGTTTGCCGATACCCTTACCACCAGTTGGATCCTCTGCTTCACTCATCGGAACGCAGTTAGGGACCATTTTATTGCCTTTCTTCTTCATTCCCTTTTGAGTGTATCCAGTCCAGCATTCTTCAAGACCTTCTTCGATTGGATAATCGAGAACGACTGCTTGACCCTCGAACTCTGCGATTTCACCAATATCTGTTTGAAGCATATCTTTTTCCCATTCGTCTTTAGGAATATACTTTCCTTCTTTATAAAGACGCTTGGCTTCTTTGATCATTTCAAAGAACATCTCAGATGCTGGACGGAAAACGTTTTCTGTGATCGAGATATTATTCTCGAGGTGATACTGAACTGCCTCTTCAAGAGTTAGTTCTGGAGCATCTTCTTCTTTGACAAGTTTCCAACCAGCGATATGGTCTTTGACTCGCTTATATCCTTTTGGAACAGCATGACCGCCTGGAGGTGCTGGAACCTGACGAGGAGTTGGCATAAACTTATCCTCTGGCTTCTTTTCTTCATATGCATTGAAGCGAGAAGCAACAGGAAGTCCCTGCATTGTTGAATCAATATTTCTTGGTGGAGTTTTGATATTTGATGCTTTCTTTTTAGAGTCGCCTAATTTTGGATCAAACACTGCAGTTACTTGAGTGTCTTCTTCTTTTTCTTTTTTGGCTTCTGTTCTGAGGTCTCTAAAACTCTTTGGAACACTTCGCTCACTTCTTCCTCCAGTCGATTCATTTTGATTGCTATCGTCGCAGCCGCAATCGCTTTCGCATCCACAATCGGTTTCTTCTGGAATAGCATTCTTTTTAGATTTGTAAGCATCTTCAACTTCTCCCTGTCCTGGCGTCATAGCAATGGCATGCTTACGATATTCGTCTGTACCCACCAATTGCATCTCAAATAGCGCATCTAGATCTTCTACATCTTCACGCAGATCTTTATCTGCTGTATGATAAGTCTTACCTTTATTAATATAAGAATTCACGCGAGCATGACCCCACTGTTGTGGTGTCGTTCCTGGACGATGTCCAGAATTCCAAGCAGCAACTCCGCGATTATAAACTTTGCGAAGTGTGCCGACAGAAATGCCAGACTTCTTTGCTTTTGCTGAGATAGAAGAATCAGAAGCACCTTCGTTGACACGCCCAGTATCTTTGCGCGCATCCATGACAGCAGTAACGTTTCCACTGCGTGCAACACGACGAACTTTTTGCTGCTCAGCCTCATCCATCATCTTACGAACAGCAAGAGTATGCTTGCTTGGTTTCGTTTTTGCAGTTGCGTCGCCAGGAGCTGGTTCATATGCACGCGGATCACTGTCAGATAACTTTGATTTTTCTTTCCAATGAGCTGCTCTTGCTTTCGCTGTTGAGGCACTCAATCCACGAACATATTTCTTAGGTAATCCTGATGCCTTATCTTTTGCAACTGGAGGAAATTTCTTTTCGCGAAGAATTGAAAACGATTTTGGTGCTGGAGTTTCTTCAATGTGAAGTCCGAGTTCAACAACTCTTTCTAAAAGTTTTTCGATTTGAGAACCGAAAAACAATCTTTCCATCTCTGATGATTCATTGAGATTGATTGAGTTATTGAAAATAAATGCTTCAACATCTTTTGCTAATTGCTCAGCTTTTAGATATTTGTCAATACGCTTTGATTCAGCAATTGGCTGCTCGCGCTGTTCGTTGCGCAAACGAGAAACTTTATTTGTAACAGATACATGAACAAAATCAAAGGTGTAGCCTTCGAGCATATTCTGTACTAGTTCGATCTTCTCAGCATCATTAGCGCCATTGATGACGATATTTTTATTTGATTCGAATAGTTCTGCAGCAGCACCATTGAGAATTTGATCGGCTTGAACCTCAGTTAGGTCGAAACGAGAAAAGATATTCTTGAGAAGATAATCCTTTCCGCTTCCTGGACCACCAAGTAGAAAAATGCCGACTGGGTTTGTTGATTCCATTTGCATACCTGCTTTTACCTTATCATGTATATGAGCGCCGAGTTTTGGGTCGCTATAGTGTGAAACAAATTCTTTCTTTTTACCAGCAGCAACTAACTCACGAAGTTTAGAAGCAGACATGCCTTCGGCACCTTCTGCGTCTGGATCTCGATGACCTGCTGATACAACGTTTACTTTTTTGATTACTGGAAATTCTTTAGTTCTATATTTATTGAGCAGAGAATGGAAGTTGTCGACACGATCAGAACCAACCACCATTGTAACTTCTTTATGACCTTGCTTTTCTAGATGCTTCATCGCATCAATTGCTGTACGCACTTTACCAGAGGAAACAACATTTGCATTTGGGAACATGCGATTCATTGCACCAACTTTATCTTTATGACTCAATGGATTTTTTTTGGCATCTTGAGAGTGTGACGGAAAAATATAATGTTTGCCACCACTTTTTTCTGCGTGTGCTTGAACTGCGCCAACTAATTTACCATGACCCACTTCTGTTGGTGGGTTGAATCTTCCAAAGGTAAATGTTGCTTTACTCATATTACACTCTTCTGCGCTTTTAGTGCTGCTGAACGTTTACGATTTGCTTCGGTGAACTTTCTCGGAACAAACTTCATTCCACCAGAAACAAATCCCTCACCAGCAGCCTCCTCTCCATCAATATGATGAGAATATCCACCATGTGCTGTTTTAGATAATGCATCTGCAACTGTATAACCAGCCTGTTGAATATGATGGTGAATATCAAACGTGCGATCAAACTTTTCTAGATTATCATTTACATGATTGATCGCTGCTCTCATTGCTTCAGTTTTTTGTTTTTTAGCCTTTTCAGTTTTTACAGAATCGATTTTTTTCTGATGATGTTGTTGTAAGAACCTTGTATAGCCTTTTGCTGATGGTTTCTCACCAGTATCAACCGTTGAATTTGCATAACGCAATAGAGTTTCATCATGACCTCCATGATGAGAATGATCATGACTCTTTGAGAGTTTCTTGGCAGCAGCAATATGCTCTAGCGCCTTTCTTTTTGCTTCTGGCGATAGTTTTCTTTCCTCACCAGAAACAAGATGGCTCATTAGATGAACATCTGGATGCTCTTGCAACTCACCTTCACCGATTGGAGTTGTGCTACCATCTTCAGCAATGCGTGAGTGTAATGCAATGCTCAATGGAGCCTTTGCAAGTTTCTTTCCCTCTGGAGAATTTTTATCTACAGAATAGCGAATCGTATTTGGCTTATGACCGATTTTACCATCTTCTTCGGTGCGATCTTCAAGAGCGCTGAGATAACCACCTTGATACTCGCCTGAACCTTTTGGAAGCACTTTATGAACGTGCTTTAGGATATTCATGAGTGGTCCAGCGATGTATGGCTTTTCGCTGTGTTGCTTCTTTATATCTTCAGCAGAGAAGTTATAGGTTGCGCCAGTGCCTTTATATTTTACACCGACTTTACCTTCTGGTGTGCGAATAGCCTGGAAGGACATGCGGTCGTCGATCTTTCGAGTGATCGGAGTGCGACCGCTAATGACGCCTTGAATTTTAGAGAGAGTAGAACCGACTGCGCCTTTACGAGTGGCGAAAGCGGCTTCAGAAGGATGTGGAAGGTGCAGGATTCCGCGAACTGGTTTTTTCTGTTCTGCTAATAAAGGAATATACTGCTTGAAGCCAAACATACTCTCTCCACACTGTGGGATTACTAGTATATTTAGTTAATTTGATTAATTAAGATATCTTGAATGATCGTATCAATCGTTTCGTTGATCGTATGCTCTGAACGATATCCCAACTCTTTTAACTTGGTATTATCCATAAAAAAGGAGCGAGAGGACTGAACCTTTTTGTGAAACTCTTTCTGCTCGATTGTACGAATCTCAGAACCAGAATCCATTGCATCTCGAGCATAACGAATAATATCACGAAAGATTATTCCCTTTCCGTTTCCGATGTTGTAGATTGAGTTGAGTTCGCCCTTGTTGACGACCAAATCGATTGCTCGAGCGCAATCGCGAACATCAATATAGTCACGATAAAAATAACCACTATCATAGAGGTCGACTCGTTTGTTTGCAGCGAGTTCGCCCAATAGATATTGGACTGCGTTCTTCTTCGCAGAAACTTTTTTATCTTTCGGACCAAGGACATTGGCTAATCTCAGAATGCGGTAATTCAAATTGAATGTCTCGCAATAAGACATAAGCAACTGCTCAGCGCATCGTTTTGTTATCGAATAAAAACCCTTTGGATCACAAGGATCTGTTTCAGGAATGCCACGTGCACCCTCTCCGAAACCCGAGTCCTGTCCATAGACAAACCAAGAACTGATGAAGTTGAAACATCCATCTTTCTTGTTCGTCTCTATATAGAATCGATAATTGTTCAGAACTCTCATCAAAATCGTTAGATTAGTGTCAATATCCAAATTAGGATCGACGTGTACATTGTAATTGTCAACAGTGCTAATAAAGTACACAACGTCGGGAGAATATACTCCGATATTATTTCTAAGATTGTTGATGTAGCCGTTTTTCGTTGTGTTGCAGAATTGCGAGCCAACGAATCCACTTCCTCCGAAAACATTTAGCATACCCATTTTTGCATCACACTCTCGTAATAGGCAAACACTTCTTCGCCGTAATGTGGTGGGCATCCGACGAAGAATACGTTGCTCAATGCCTTGTTAGCATTCGGATACTTGGCTGCATCATCAAGATGCTTGTAGCCAGGATGCAACAGAATATTTCCAGCGAAGTAATTGCGAGTTTGAATTTTATTCTCTTCACAGAAGGCTTGTAGTTTTTCCTTCAGTTCAGGTGTATCAGTGATCAACGGAACACCGAACCATGACGGATCAGCCAAGAGAAGATTCTCAGCAACACGAACACCAGGGATATACTTTTCAAAGAGATACTTGATGCGCGCAAAGTTCACACGACGCTTGACGTCAATTTCATCAATCTTTTTCAACTGCTCAATACCAATCGCACCTTGAAGATCAAGTGGTTTGAGATTATATCCCATGTTCGTGAAGAGATACTTGTGATCGATTATTCCATTATATCCTTCAAGCCATTTATCAAAGCGATTACCACATGTTCCACAAGCCAATAGGTTAGCAGCACCAACGCAACGACAATCACGACCCCACCAGCTAATGCTGCGAGCAGTGTTGATGAGTTGCTCGTCGTTTGAGCAAACCATCCCGCCTTCGCCTGTCGAAATGTGGTGAGCAGGATAGAAAGAAGTTGTCCACGCATAGTAATAATCCGTTAGAAGTTTACCATCCCACTTTGTGCCTAATGAATCACAGTTATCACCAATCAAACGAATGCCATGTCGCTCGCACATATCTTTGATGCGATCCATATGCGGTGGATTACCAAGAACAGGTGAAACAAAAATAGCGACGGTCTTATCAGTGATCCACTTCTCAACTTGATCGAGGTCAAAGTTGAGTGTGTTCATTTCAATGTCAACAAAGACTGGAGCAAGACCGTTTTGAACTAGTGGAGCGATTGTAGTTGGGAAACCGACAGGCGATACGATAACTTGATCGCCATCTTTCCAACCCAAGTGCTTCTTGAGTGCAGCAACCATCGTAAGATTAGCCGATGAACCAGAGTTTACCATATGGCAATGCTTCACATTGAACTTGTGACCAAATGCCCACTGAAACTTTGCAACGTTCTCGCCAGAGACGAGCCACTTGCCTGTAAGGAATGCAGTGACGCCAGCAATGACTTCTTTCTCGTCCCAATATGGACCAGAATAGAAAACCGTATCCTTGCCAGGAGTAAACTCTTTGCAATTATAGGCATACTTCGGTGTACCTACCGTCGCGACTAATTCTTCAATCATTTGTTTTACGTCACTCATTATTTCATCCTCAAAATTTGACCAAGATATTTACCATAATCAGACTTGCTGTACTTCTCAGCAGCACGACGAACTTCGTGTTCTGTGATCCAAGCATTATTATACGCTATTTCTTCAGGGCAAGCAATCATCATGCCTGTTCTTCGTTGCACTGAACCAACAAAAGTTGATGCCTCAGATAGAGATTCGAATGTGCCAGTATCAATCCATGCAATACCACGATTTAGATATTCAATTGTACAATCATGGTTTTCCATGTAAAGATTATTAATATCAGTAATCTCTAACTCTCCTCTTGCAGAAGGCTGAATCTGCCATGCATAGTCTACTACTTTATTGTCATAAAAGTAAAGCCCAGTAACTGCATAATTGCTTGGTGCAACTTTTGGTTTTTCAATAATCTTAACTGGATTACCACTCGAGTCTTGTTCAATCACACCAAATCTCTCTGGATCAGCGACATGATATGCAAATAAGGTAGAACCCTTGTGGTTGTTTGCTGCGCGATTGAAACGATTGATAAGTTCATTGCCATAGAAGATATTGTCGCCAAGAATAAGCGTGACATCATCTTCACCGATCCATTTCTCAGCAATACGAAAACATTCGGCGATACCCTTTGGCTCCAATTGAGTAGCATAAGAAATGCTCAATCCCCACTGAGAACCATTTCCAATTAGATTCTCAAATGGTGCACGATCAATGGGTGACGTGATGATCAGAATATCTCGAATGCCCGCCATCATCAATGTTGAGATTGGATAGTAGACCAATGGTTTGTCGTAGACAGGAAGTAACTGCTTAGATATCGCCTTTGTGCATGGGTATAGACGTGAGCCTAGTCCACCAGATAAAATAATTCCTTTACGCATTATACCACTCCAAAGTTTTAATTAAGCCATCATTAATATTCGTTTTCGCTTGCCAACCCAAGTCGTGTGCAATTTTAGTCGCATCCATCGAGTACCTAAAATCGTGACCTTTACGATCAGGTACAAAATTAATCCAGTTCTGATACATGTGAACTGGTTTGCCCATTAGATCGAGAATCAGTGTAACCATTTGAAGGTTGCTCATCTCAACTCCACCGCCGATATTATAACGCTCACCAGACTTAAAGTTTGCACCGATCGTGAGCAATGCCTCACAATGATCTTCAACAAACAACCAGTCACGGATATTTTGACCTGTGCCATAAACAGGGATAGGTGTATTGTTCTTGATGTGACGAATTACGGTCGGAATAAACTTTTCTGAGTGTTGTCGCGGACCGTAGTTATTCGAGCAGTTAGTTACAACTGCTTCAATGCCATGTGTATTCACATAAGCACGAACAAGATGGTCGCTGGCTGCTTTGGTTGCAGAGTATGGATTACGAGGGTCGTATGGTGTGCTTTCAGTAAATCCTGGATCGTCATGACCCAAACTACCATAGACCTCATCTGTAGAGACATGCACAAGTTTTCCATTATGTTTACGAATACACTTCAGGATATTGTGAGTTCCTTCAATATTGGTGCTGATAAATTGGTCATCACCAGCAATTGAATTATCAACATGAGATTCAGCAGCAAAATGAAATGTAATGTCAGGTTCGTAATCATGATATAATTGATCAAGTCTCACAAGATTTCGAATGTCACAACGCTGAATGATGACTCTGTAGTCCTCATAGAGACCAAGAATATTATTCGAATTTGCTGAGTATGAGTAATTGTCTATGATGACAATTGTATCTGCAGGATGCTTCTTTAGATGCGCAAATACAAAGTTAGAACCAATAAATCCCAAACCACCAGTCACGAATGTAGTCATAAAACCTCAATTACAATTGTACGCCAAGTTTATCCTTTATTTTGCTGAAGCGATGTTTGCTTCTAAAGTAATATTTATCTTTACTTTCAGAAACGTTTTTGAGAGTGAAAGTTGGAACACCATTTTTTAATCCCAACTTCACAACGTTTAAATCTTGAAAGCATTTTTTGACGAGAGAACTAATATCAAAAACATCATCAGAGTTCGCATCTACAATGAGTAATCCATAACCATAAGCAAGATTAACAGAATTATATTCTTTTTTACCAGATAGATATGCTTTCTTCTCGCTTTCAGGGACTGATTTTAAACGAGGAAGAATATACTCATTCATAAATTTTTGATGGGCTGAGAAATTAGATAGTCCTATCTTACTCAATCCACTATTTTTATTCGATTCTACTTTTGCAGAATCTTTTGAAAAATTGATTTTTCTTAAAGCCGCTCTCAAGTCATTACTGACTTTTGATGGTAACTTATTTTTACTCACAAGTAAACCAGCAGACTCAATGATGCCTTTTAGAGTTGGTTGTTTTGTGAAGTTGTCAATCACTTCCGCTGCCAATTTCTCATCTGGCTGAGTAACTTTTAATTTCGTAATTCTTGACTCAATCTCTTTTGGTGAGAGAGTGTTAGATGTCCCACCTTCGATCTTTGAAGAGAATCCATGATAAATTCCCTTACTATCTTGAACGAAGAAATCGAATAACTCGTAATTTGAACGAACTGGAAATATGATATTAGTATAGTTGGCGGCTTTTTGGAGAATAAACAGCGGACCGATCACTTCTCCGAAATATTTTTTAACCTCGTCAACGTCAATTTTTTTCTGATTAACAGAGAATGATTGCATCAATCTTTTTTGATCTGCCTTCGTTGTCATGAATAAAACAAGATCTTTTAGATATGTTTTGTAAGACACATCCATCTTAATTTTAGCAAGATTTTTGATGACTGCGTTGGCATAGTCTTTCTTCGAGAAGACAAAAAACTTATCGTTTGGCTTTCTTTCTAATTGTTTAATTGTTACTGGTCTAACACTCTTAAACAACTCACCTGGACTAATTGCCGACTCTGCCATTCTTGTAAACCTTTTTGAGAAACTTTTGCCAGACCTTTGGGTCTTGAGTCCGAAACGTTTTGCGATACATAAAGATGGCTTCACACTCTCTCCAGCCAATCTTATGCGCCGTTCTCAGTTTATTTATATCGAACTTCTCAGCCTGAGTTTCATATGCATGGGCATCCAACTCATCAGGATTGCCATAGTACATTGCCTTCATCTTATTTTGTTTTGGCTTTGGTTTATATTCTTTCTGTAAAAGAAATGGACGTTGCCTTTGCTGATGCTTATGGCGATATTCGTGGTGAATTGCACGAATAACCTTTACAGCCAAATTCTTAGCACCCTTCTCAGTTATAGTTACTTTCTTTACATCCTTTGGGAAGTTTAATTGGATGTAAATGTGCTCTGGAATAATGTCGGAGATTCGATCGCAATAGTGACCATTCACAATTACATTGTGATCAGGATAATAATCGTCTTCAAATCTTCCAGAGGAAAAGCAAACAATGAAAGGTTTGAATGCTTTGTTCAATTGACGAATCATAGTTGGTATATGTTTCTCACCGACCCAATTTTCGGCAAGAGCATAAACCTTCTTCTCAATCTTCTGTAGTTTCATTACACCTTCAGATTCTTGAACTTGTCTGTACTACGACCACGATCAAAGACTGGCTTTGATTCTGCTTCTTGCATGACAGCATCTTGGGCTTTCTGCTCAAGATCATACAACTTCATCTTGGCTCGATCAATACCAACTGTGAATCGTTTATGCAGATTCGGATCATTATAACGATTCTTCAACTGCTTGACAAGAATCTGATTCAACTGCTGCAACTCTTCAGTGCTTACCAACGCAAACATAAAGTCAGCGGTGGCTGGCAAACCAAACGATTCAGAAGTATCTTCTAGTCCAGGATCCGAGTTGCTAAAGCCAGATCGAGTCGTCTGAGTTGCCGACACAATCGGTACATTATTCTCCACCGCAAGACCACGAAGTTCTTCCGCAATCGCTTTGATATAGGTATAGGAGTTGACATTCGCACCTGCTTTGATTCTCGCCGACGCACATATATTTAGATAGTCGATGAAAATAATATCTGGACGAAAGTTTTTCTTCAGCGCAAGATCATTAATCAATGCGCGAAAGTGAGCAGGATTGGCAGATGCTGTCGGGTATTCCTTGATGATCAACTTGCCCTTGACCTTTTCTTTCAGTTTACCCATGCGCTTCTCATACATGTCTTTCGGCATGTTCATGAGGTCATCAAGAGAGACATTTAGAAGATTCGCATCAATACGTTCAGCGATCTTCTCTTCAGCCATTTCAAGAGTTATGTAAAGAACGTTATAGTTCTGAACCAAGCAACTAGCAGCCACATGGCACATAAACAAAGACTTGCCGACGCCAGTACCTGCGAGAGCAATGTTAAGGGTCTTTTGCGGAAGTCCCCCTTTAG